ACGGAACAACTCCGTATGTATGGTATCTAGGGGCAAACTCCACAAACAGCGGTAACAACACCGGCGGTTTGTTCCAAGCTGGCGGCACAGGCGCTCTCAAGGTCTATCAGATCACCAACACAGCCACCACATCGTGGACTGTTCCTAGTGATTGGAACTCTAGTAGCAACACCATTTACATGATTGGTGCTGGCGGCGGTGGCGGTACTTCCGCAGTTTCTGGGAACAACCGAGCCGCAGGTGGAGGCGGGGGTGGTGGTGGTTATACCGCTGTTTCTAATTATTCGGCATCTCCGAGCGCATCTGTAACTGTTGCAATTGGCACATCAGCATCTAATGCGGACGGCGGAAACACAACTTGGGCATCTGGTGCATATACGGCTGGTGGTGGTAAAAAAGGTAACGCAACAACCGCTCCTACATCTAGTGGTGGCGCAGGGGGCACAGGAACTTATGCCGGTGGTGCGGGTGGAGCAGGTGCTTTTGGTACTGTGGCATCTACTGGATATGGTTCTGGAGGGGCAGGCGGTGCTGGTGGGCCTAATGGTATCGGCGGCGCTGGAGGTACAGGTTTTGGTTCTACAACAACGGTAAACATTGCTGGTGGCGGCGGCGGTGGTAATGGCGGTGGTTCTGCTGGCGGTAATGCCGCATCTGCAACATTTGGAGCCGGTGGTAATAACTTTGGTGGCACGGGTGGCGGGGCAACCAATGGTGCAACAGGAACTTTGGGGGGCGGGGGCGCTGGCGGTGTAAACACAACTACCGGCGGCAATGGTGGTTCTGGTATAGATATTTTAAATACCATTGGTGGAGCAGGCGGTAGAGGCGGATTCCCTGTAACCGGATCACTTACAAATTCCGGTTTATATGGAGGTGGTGGTGCTGGTGGATCGGTAAGCACAACTGGCGGAACAAACATAGGCGCTGCTGGCTCTCAAGGTCTAATCGTCATTGCCTATGTGCCCAGTTCGGCCCCAGTGGGAAACAGCAATTTCTTCATGTTATGGAACTGAAATGAAAATCGCGGTATACGCAATCAGCAAAAACGAAGAGAACTTTGTCAAGAAGTTCTGCGAGTCTGCCAAGGGCGCGGACCTCATTTTAATTGCCGACACCGGCTCGACAGACAAGACGGTTGAGCTGGCACGGGAGTGCGGCGCGGTCGTGCATGAGATCTGCATCACACCCTGGCGGTTCGACAAGGCCCGCGACGCCGCGCTGGCCCTCGTGCCGCGGGACATTGACGTCTGCATCAGCCTCGACCTGGACGAGATGCTGGAGCCCGGGTGGCGTGAGGAGATCGAGCGCGTGTGGACCGAGGGCGTCACCCGCATGAGCTACAAGTTCGACTGGAGCCAGGGAATCGTGTTCTTTAGCCAGAAGATCCACGCGCGCCACGGATATTTTTGGAAGCACCCCTGCCACGAGTACCCGGTCCCCGACCCCCGCATCAAGGAGGTCTGGGCCAACACCGACAAGCTGCTGGTGACCCACCACCCGGACCCGACCAAGTCCCGCAGCCAGTACATGGACATCCTGAAGGTGGCCGTTGCGGAGGACAAGGAGTGCCCCCGCAACGCCTTCTACTACGCCCGGGAGCTGTTCTTCTACTCCCAGTGGGAGGAGGCGATCGCGGCCCTGCACAAGTACCTCGCGCTCCCCGGCGCCACCTGGGCCAACGAGCGGGCCTACGCGATGCGCCTGATCGGCAAGTGCCACGCCAACCTCAAGCAGATACCCGAGGCGTTCAAGTGGAGCCGCCTCGCCGTGGCCGAGGACCCCACCGTGCGCGAGACCTGGCTGGACCTGGCAATGCTGGCGTACAGCCAGAACGCCTGGAATGAATGCCTGGCCGCCTCCGTCGCCGCGATTGACATCAAGGACCGGCAGTTGATATACACGGCGGACCCCGCCTCGTGGGGCGAGCGCCCGTATGACTTCGCCAGCATCGCGGCCTGGAATCTGGGCATGAAGGACCGGGCCATCGAGTTCTGCAAGAAGGCGCTCGAGTTCAACCCCACCGACACCCGGATGCTAAACAATTTGAAAACTATGGAGCCGGCATAATGGACCTCGAGGGACAACATCTTTTTAACACGGCGATCGTCCTTTGCGGCGCACTGGGGGGCTGGATTTTGAAAACCATCTGGGAGGCCATCAAGGACCTCAAAAAGGACGTCAAGGAACTCAACCGCGAGGTCAACCAGGACTTCGTCCGCAAGGACGACTTCAGGGAGGCCGTCAAGGACATCAAGGACATGCTGTCGAAGATATTTGACAAGCTGGACGCGAAGGTAGACAAGGGCGCGTGAGCCCTTTTTCATGGGTAATTACTAATAGGAGATCACCACCATGGCAACAAGCAAATACACCCCCCGAATCGACCACTCCAAGAAGGACTACGAGTCCGAGTCCGCGGACGTGGCCCAGGACAAAAAGATCGTCAAAAAGGCGTTCCGCATGCACGACGAGCAGGAGCACGAGGGCGAGAAGACCGACCTGACCAAGCTCAAGCGCGGCGGCCGTGCCAAGAAGGAGAAGGGCACCGTTCGCGAGATGTGCGGCGGCGGCATGTCGAAGTACAAGGCCGGCGGACTGACCGCCGCCAAGGAGATCAAGGTTAAGCCCAAGGCAGGCATGCCCGCCAAGGAAGGCAAGCCGGACATGTTCAAAAAAGGCGGGAAGTGCTGAGATGCCCGTCCAGTCGAAGGCCCAGAACCGACTGATGCAGGGCGTGGCACACAGCCCTGAGTTTGCCAAAAAGGTCGGCATTAAACCCTCAGTCGGCAAGGAGTTCGTCAAGGCCGGGCCCGCCAAGAAGAACCTGCCGGAGCGTGTTAAGAAGAAAAAATAATGGCATCCAACTACAGCAACACGTCGAACACGACGGGACAGACGAAGATCACCGTCGATCAAATGATCTCCTTCGCGTACAGCGAGGCGGGGAAGCTGCCCGAGGAGCTGACGCCGGAGTACATCAACCGCGCGCGTCAGGCCCTCTGGTACATCCTGATCGAGCTGTCTAACCGCGGCGTGAACCTGTGGTTGCTGGATTACGTTGTCTTTGGTAGCCTGGCCCAGACCCGGCAGTACACGATGCCGGTCGGCACCGTGGACATCCGGGAGGCCAACTACCGCCTGATGACCCGCCCCAGCACGACGACGGATAACGTGTTTGGGGCCTTCAACACGACCTCAACGGACCTCGAGTACCCCATCCTGGCCGGAGACGCCGCAGAGGCGTTCTACGAGGATGGGTACCGGTTCCTGAGCGCCGGCTTCCTGTCGGACGACCAGAACGTCACGCTCGACGTGGAGTACAGCTACGACGGCATCACCTGGAGTCAAATCGCCAGCGTGACAAATTCCTACATCAACAACTGGGGCTACGTCCAGATCGACGGGTCCCCCCAGGCCAAGTGGTGGAGGTTGAAGAACAACAGCGCGTCCACGATCAACGTGCGCGCCCTGTCGCTGGCCTCCGTGCAGCAGGACATCCCCCTGGCGCGACTGAACCGCGACGACTACTTCAACCTGCCGAACAAGGACTTCCCGGGCACGCGCTCGCTGCAGTACTGGTTCGACCGTCAGGTGACGCCCATCATGGACCTGTGGCCGGTGCCCCAGGACGCGTTCCAGACGTTCTCGTTAATCATTGAAATGCAGCCACAGGACGTGGGCAAGCTGACAAACGAGATCGCGGTTCCGGACCGCTGGGTGCCCGCAATCCAGTCACAACTGTCTCACCGACTGTCAAAGATCCTGCCCGGCATTGACCCCGGTCGAATTACCATGCTGAAACAAGATGCCGCTGAAGCGACACTGTCTGCCGAGAACGAGGACCGCGACAAGTCCCCGATCTACTTCAGGCCCAACATCAGCTATTACACCCGATAATAGGACACCACCCAAATGGCACAAGCAGGCTACACACCAATATCCCTGTACTACTCCACAACGCCGGCCCAGGCGCCGTCGTCGGGAAACCTGGTTGCGGGCGAACTAGCCATCAACATCACCGACGGCAAGCTCTACTACCTGGACGACCTGGGCGCGGTCCAGTTGCTGGCCGACAAGGGCACGACGACTCCGGTGCTGTCGCTTTCCTTTGGCACCACGGGTTTCACGCCCGCGACGTCGTCCACGGGGGCCATTACGGTTGCAGGTGTGTTAAACCCGGCCAACGGCGGCACGGGCGTCAACAACGGCACCGCGACGATCACCATTGGCGGCAACCTCGAATTTTCTGGCGCTTACACGTTTACCGGCACGCTGACAAATAACACCGCGGTCACGTTCCCCACGACGGGCACGCTTGCCACGTTGGCCGGTTCTGAGACGCTCACGAACAAGCGCATCGATCCGCGGGTGTCCAGCACGGCCACCGCGTCGTCTGTTACGCCGACCACCACGTCTTATGACACGTACGCGTACACGGGCCTTGCGTCTGCGTTGACCATCAACGCGCCCACGGGATCCCCCGTGGACGGCAACCGACTGATGTTCCGTTTCCTTGACAACGGCACGCCGCAAACGCTGACCTGGAACGGCACGTACACAGCCATTGGTATAACTTTGCCCACAACAACGACGGCCAACAAAACGACATACGTCGGGTGCATGTACAACGCCAATAACACACGCTGGGACGTCATCGCTGTAACGACTGAGGCTTAAACATGGCAGATAGATACTGGGTCGGCGGTTCTGGAACGTGGGATACAACCACGACCACCAACTGGTCAACGTCGTCCGGCGGGTCTGGCGGGGCATCGGTTCCCACGGCGTCTGACTCTGTATTTTTTGATCAGGCCGGAACCTACACGATCACCATGACCGGCGCGTTGACGTGCTTAGACATTACGACATCTGCTGGGTCGCCAACTTTTGTTACCGGAACATCCCCGACGCTAACTATTAGTGGCTCCATGTCCCTTGTCGCAGGGACTATTTGGAGTAGTTCTGGGACAATAACTTTTAACGCCACTACCGCCGGTAAAACAATTACAACAAACGGAGTCCAAATCAGCGCGGGCATTACCTTAAATGGTGTGGGTGGCGCTTGGTCTTTGGTGGGTGCGTTGACGCTAACCGGAACGCTAACGATAACAAATGGATCGTTTGACGCTGTTACTTATAACGTGACTGCTGGTTCTGTTATCTCAAACGTTACTAATATTAGAACAATTGCTCTTGGTTCAGGTACTTGGACAATAACATCAACCACTTGGAATGTATCTCCAACACAATTAACCATTAGTGGGTCTGGCATTATCAGCCTTACCAGCAGCAGTGCAAAAAGTTTTACCGGCGGTACATTATCAATCCCTAATGTAACGCTTAATCAGGGTGGCGCTGGTACCTTAACTTTATACAACTCATTCACATTTAAAAACATAACCAATACCTACGCGGCTACTGGCGCAACAGCCATTAGTTTTTCTAGTGGTTATACAACAACAGTTTCCCAGTTCACTGCATCGGGAACGGCAGGGAATCTTTTAACGCTTAGTGGGGGCGGCACGTTAGCTTTGACTGGTGGGGGAACAGTATCAGTTGACTACATAACCGTCTCTGGTGTAATCTTTACTCCTGGTCCTGCAACGGATGGCTCAACTCCATATGTTTGGTATTTGGGCGCTAATTCATCTAAAAGCTCCTCTGGGCAAACTAGTACCGGGGGCCTTCTTCAAGCTGCTGGGTCTGTTAAGGTCTATCAGATTACTAACACGGCTACAACATCATGGACTGTACCGGCTGATTGGAATTCGGCTAGTAACACTATTCACATGATTGGCGCAGGTGGTGGCGGCGCAAGCTCTGTATATTTAAATATTGGTCAAGCGGCTGCTGGTGCCGGGGGCGGCGGCGGTGGGTATACATCAACATCAAATTATTCGGCAGCTCCTAGTTCTTCTATAACAGTTGCCGTTGGTATTGGTGGCGCGACAGACACGGACGGGGGTAATACTTCATGGGCTTCTGGAGCTTATGTGGCTGGCGGAGGGAAAAAAGGAGTATCAGCCACAACCCCATCATCTACTGGAGGAGCCGGAGGTACTGGGACATATACCGGGGGTAGTGGTGGAGACGGTAGTTTCTATATTTCTGGTGGCAGCGGCGGCATTTATTTAGGTTCAGGCGCAGGTGGCGGTGCAGCTGGGCCTAATGGAAATGGCGGAAATGGCGGAAAAGGATACAACGGTAGTACCAACGCGCTTATGGCTGGTGGTGGTGGAGGCGGTAATGGTGGCGGAACTTCTGGTGGAGACGCTACATCAACTGCGGGCGGTACGGGAGGAAATAACTCTAGTGGCACTGGCGGGGGTGCAGGTTCAACAGGTAGTACTGTAGGCGCAGCAGGCACGCTTGGTGGCGGTGGTGGCGGCGGACGAGGTTTTGGTTCCGGAGGTATAGGTGGTTATGGTGTAGACATCTTAAATACCATTGGGGGCGCCGGAGGCAAAGGGGGCAACGCTCAATCTAACGGTGTATCGGTTGGCGGATATGGTAGTGGCGGGTGCGGCGGTAGGCTTGCTTACTCTACTCCTGGAGCGGGCTCTGCTGGAGGCCAGGGCTTGATCGTTATTGCCTACACGCCCGTTACAACGGCTTCCCCGGGCAAGATGTTCTTGATGTTCTAATATGTGTCCCGTTAACAAGAAAGTTAAAAAATGAACTGGGCTGATGTACTCAAGGCTGTGATTCCCGTCATCGTGGCGTCCCTTGCTTGGCTGTTGGGCCAGGTGTCTGACTTCTCGGTGCGATTGACCAAAATTGAGGGGAGCATGCCGGCGCTGATCACCAAGGAGGGCGTGCCCACGGACAGCCCGATCTCTGCCGAACGCCGTCACACCATGAAGGAAGAGATTTACCGCGACATCCACCAGTTGCAGGTTAAGGTTCAACTGCTCGAAGAACGTGAAAAGATGGGAAAGAAGCCATGATTCCAGCGCTCCTTGCACCGCTCCTATCTCAGGGTTTAAGCCTCATTGGCAACGCCGTGCTTGCCAAGGGCAAGGACTGGGTAGAGGAGAAGGCGGGCGTAAAGCTCGACCAGCCGCTGTCGGCCGAGGACACACTGAAGTTGCGCCAGTACGAGATGGACCACGAGGAGGAGCTCCTGCGGTTGCGTATTGAAGAGAAGAGGCTCGGGCTTGACGAGCTGCAGTCCTTTGCCAACGCCATCCAAAACGAGAACAACAACGTGTCCGACCGTTGGAGGGCGGACATGTCCTCCGACTCACGGCTGTCCAAAAACATCCGCCCCCTGAGCCTAATTGCGATCTTTGTGGGTTACTTTTTGTTCTCCATGATGTCGGCATTCGGGTACAACGCCAACGAGGCGTATGTGTCCCTTCTTGGGCAGTGGGGCATGCTGATCATGGGCGCCTACTTTGGCGGCCGCACCATTGAAAAACTGGCCGAGATGAGGGGGAAAAAAGAATGAGCCTGTCTTCCGAGCAAGCCGCGTTCCTCTTAGATATGTGCAAGCTCGTGCAGTTTGCCACGGCCCAGGGCTTTGTGGTGACCGCGGGAGAGCTATACCGCACCCCGGAGCAACAGGAAATTTATATGAAGACCGGCCGCAGCCAGACCATGAACTCGTTGCACCTGACCCGCAGGGCCGTGGACTTAAACTTTTTCAAGGACGGCAAGCTCGTGTACGACAAGTCCACGCTGGCCCCGTTGGGCGCCTACTGGGAGTCGTTGCACCCGCTGAACTCGTGGGGCGGCAACGGCAGGAAACTTGTGGACACGCCACACTTCAGCCGCGGAGATGGCAAGCCGGAGTGGGTGCGGGTTACGTAAACGCGAAAGGTAAAAATGACAACAGCGCAAGCAATGACCTACGACAGCCTCGTGGCTGACGTAATTAAATATTCAGAGCGTAACGACGCCGGGTTTGTGAACCAGATCCCGAGCCTCATCATGCTCACCGAGCAGGGCATCGCGGCCAAGCTCAAGACGCTGCTTCAGCTGGTTGTGGTCAACACCACCCTGCTGCCCGAGAACCCGGTGCTTCAAAAGCCGGTGCGCTGGCGTAAGACGGTCAGCATGAAGATCAACGGCGCGCCCATCCTGAACCGCTCGATGGACTACATTACGCAGTACCAGAACGAGTCCGACCCGGGCCAGCCGTTGTACTACGGCGACTATGACTACGACCACTGGGCGCTGGCGCCCATCCCCGACGAAGGGTACGAGGCGGAGATCATCTACTTCAGCCGGGTGCAGCCCCTGGACTCAGAGAACCAGGAGAACCTGTTCACCCGTGAGGCGCCCCAGGCGCTCCTGTACGGCACGCTGTTGCAGGCCCAGGGCTACCTCAAGAACACCGAGAAGCTCGCCGTGTGGAAGCAGTACTACGACGACGCGATTGCCGCAATCACCGGTGAAGACCAGCGCCGCATGGTGGACCGCAACACTATCAGACAGGAACCCGCATAAATGACCTCCTACACATCCCCCTTCACCGGCGACCTCATCCAGCCGACAGACGTCAGCTACGCCTCCGTTTCCCTGGACGGCACGGTACAGCTGTATTGGCCGCAGTACGTTAACGCGGGCCAGCAGGTTGCTGCCCGCATCATGGACTTCACGTCCACCAGCGGCTCGGTCGTGGTGCTGCCCGACGCCACCCAGGCGTCACTTGGTCAGGACATCTTCATCCGCAACCTGGGCCTTAACACCTTTACGGTTGAGCGGTTCGACGGCACGGGGTCCTTCTCTGTGCCCGCCAACTCCTCGTACTACACCTACCTGACAGACAACTCATCTGACGGCGGCGTGTGGGCCCAGTTGATGTTTGGAACGGGCACGTCCTACGCGGACGCCGCGACGCTCGCGGGCAACAGCACCACGGCCGTTCTGGGTAAACTTGAAACGGCCCTGGTCGTGTCACAGTACACCAACCCTCCCACCATTGTGGACTCCACCCGGGGCAGTTGCCTGGTGTGGACCGGCGGCGCCGGTACTTGGACGCTACCCGCCGTTGCGTCCCTCTCGCAGGGTTGGTTTATCCTGGTTCGCAACAACGGCACCGGCGCGTTGACGATTGACACGTCGTCGGTCACCTCAACCATTGACGATCTGGTGTCCATCACGCTCCCCCTGGGTGACTCTTGCTTCATCTGCGTGAACCGCGACCCAACCAAGCAGGACTTCTTCACCGTCGGCCGCGCGCGGCCCAACAGCCTCACGTTCTCCTCGGCCACGTACGACGTGGACGTTGTGGGCGGCAGCACGCTGAACCTGGTCAGCAACACGCCCATCATCCAGCGATTCACCGCGCTGAGCGGCACACGCACGACGACACTTTTGGTCGAGCTGCCGGCCGTGACGCAGGTCTATTACGTCCTCAACGACACGGGCCAGAGCGGCTACAACATTGAACTGCAGGTGCAGGGCAGCCTGCAGACGCCGATCTCGTTAGCCACCGACACCCAGGTTATCGTGTTGAGCGACGGCAATAACTTGTACCTGTTGACTCAGTCCAGCATTGGCACGCTGGACGTCAACCGCGGAACCGCGCTGAACCCGGCGTACACGTTCACGGACGACACGAACTCCGGCATGTATTCCCCCAATGACGGCCAGCTGGGATTCAGCGTGGCGGGCACCAACATTGCGACCATGGACGGCACGCTGGGTGTGGGTAACTTTGTGACCAATTTTGTGGGGCGCCTCAACGCGGACGTCATTGCCGGCGGGGGATTCTAATGGCCGGCGAAGATCAACAACCAAAGATCTTCACCCTGGCCGTCAAGCCCGGCATCAAGCGGGACGGTACCCGCTTTGAGGGCGACCAATACAGCGACGGCAAGTGGGTCCGCTTCCAGCGCGGCAAGGCGAAGAAGATCAACGGCTACCGGCAGATGTTTGCCACGCCGACGGGCGTGCCCCGGGGCATCATCACCAACCCGTTCAACGGCGTCAACTACGTGTTTGTGGGTAACAGCACGGGCATCGAGGTGTTCAATACCGGCACCGACCAGGGGGTCGGCGTGGGCCCGTTTCCCGTCGTGTTCAACAACACGTACTGCGTCACCAACATCAACACCGTCACAAACGACATCGAGGTTGTGGGCGATCAAACGGCCGTGTTCACCAACGGCTCAACGTTCTGGACGTACAACACGTCCTACCTGTACACCACGTTTACGGTGAACGCGACGCCGACCTACAGCTCGGGCACAAACCGCACGACGGTCTCGGTGACATCTGTGTCTGGGATGCCCGCCATCACGGCGCCCGACATTGCGATCGAGATCTACGTGCAGACAGACCTGGCGGCCAGCGACGAGTACCTGTGGCAGTTTGACATCGCGTTTGATTCGAGCGGTAACGGCAACTCCAAGCTGCTCGCGCATCCCGGCAAGAACCTTCACAACATCGACTCCGGCGTTGTCACGTCGGTCTACGCCGGCGACTTCCTGCCGGACCCGACAATTGAGCAGTACCTCGTCACCCAGGTCGTTGACTCTGGCGGGCAGTACCCCACGTTCCAGCCGGTCAACGCGAGCGGCGGCGTGGTTGTGTTTAACCCCTTCGTGTTCGTCCTCAGTAACTTCGGCAACATCCGCAACAACAACGTGGAGTTCACCCCCGGGGCGATTGCCAACCAGACGTTCAAGGACTGGAACGGGCCCCTCGCCAACGACGTCAACATGGCCGCCGGTAAGGCGGTCAGGGGCATACCCATCCGCGGCGGCACCGCGTCGCCCTCGGGCCTGGTGTGGACTACCAACGCCCTGGTGCGCGTATCGTTCACCTCGACGTCGCCCTACTATTGGCGGTACGACACGGTCGCGGATCAGATCTCCATCATGTCGTCCAACTCCGTCGTGGAGATGGACGGCATCTTGTTCTGGATGGGGACGGACCGGTTCTATGTCTACAACGGCGCCGTCAAGGTGCTGCCCAACGACAAGAACGTCAACTACCTGTTTGACAACCTGAACTTTCAACAGCGTCAGAAGGTGTGGGCGACCAAGGTCCCGCGGTTCAACGAGATCTGGTGGTTCTACCCGCGCGGCACGGCGACGGAGTGCAACGACGCCATCATCTACAACGTCAAGGACGAGCTGTGGTACGACGCCGGCATGGCCGAGGGCGCGCGCAGGTCCTGCGGCTACATGACCGAGGTGTTCCCGCGCCCGATCTGGTGCGGCTGGGACTTTGACCTGAATTTAGGCGCGTCTTACTCGCTGCTGTATGGCCCCAACCACTCAACGCCGACAACGACGGGGTACCAGGTTATTGTTGAGGGGGACATCACCACCAACCCCCCGGGCAGCTACATGGTCTTTGGGGACGCAGAGAGGGTCTACCAGATCGCCTCAATCGAGTTTACCAACTCCACGACCGGCGGCACGACGCTCGTCACGTTCACCGAGACGTTGAACCCCGGCCTGACGACGGGCGGCACCATGACCCAGGCCTCGGGCGGCTACCAGATCTGGGAGCAGGAGTTTGGCAAGAACAAGGTGACCGACACCAGCGTGTACGCCATCGACTCCTACGCCGAGACGTCAGACATCAGCTGGATTGGTGGCACCCCCTCGGACGACAACCCGATCACCCCCAACCGGCGTATGCACATCACCCGGGTGGAGCCCGACTTTAACCAGGTGGGGGACATGACGCTGACCATCGTGGGTCGCCCGTTTGCCCAGGGGCAGACGGAGATCAGCGGGCCGTTCACGTTTGCGGACACCGACGGCAAGATCGACCTGCGCGTCGAGCACCGACTGGTTAACCTGCGGTTTGGCAGCAACGTGGTCAACGGGGACTACGAGACCGGCCGGGTGATGATCACCGCCGAACTGGGCGACGAGAGGCCCTGATGCAGGTCATTGAGTTCTTGCCCGACTACTGCTCCTGGGAGGACTGGAACGGGAACCTGCTCCACTACTTTGGCGAGCA